GTTCTTTTTAATCAAGATGACTATTCAACCTCATTATTAGCTGCCAATGATATTGGGCCAGTTGCTTTTGCTATGTCTGCGAATGTATCTTCTCAATATGGTTGGTATCAAATTTATGGTAAAGCTGTTGGTAAAGTATTGTCTGGCTTTGCTGACAATGCTAACTGCTATGCTACAGCTACCGCAGGTTCAATTGACGATGCTGTTGTGTCTGGCGATAGAGTGAAGAACTGTAAAGGTGCTTCTGCTATTGACACTCCTTCAACTGGTTTAGCTGAACTAGAAATCCAATATCCTTTTATGGATGATGGTCTGGCTGCTTAATTGTAGTTAGAAAGAGGGGGCTTAAAAACCCCCCTCTAATATTAATTAAAAAAATAAAACAATGACTAGATTAGTTTTAGATGTGAAACCTTCACAATTAGTTTTAAGTAAAGATGGAAGCTTAAAAGTAGCCTTCTTTGATAAATTGTGCAAAGTTAATGTAAAACGTGACGACAAAGGTCGTGAAATTAGCTCAGAAGAAGTTGCTAAGCTTTATATTCACATTGAAATTCCCGCTGACACAACAACTGTTGTTGAAAGACCAGTCGGTGAAAGAAAAATTGTTGATGGTGATGAAATTCGCTGGATTTCTGAAACAGAATTATTCACAAGAGCTTATGACAAATATTTAAACTTGAAAAATTCAGAGGTTTATGACCCTCAAGCTGAAATAGAAGAGCTTAAAAAGAAATTAGCTGCTGCTGAAGCTAATAAAGAAGAAACCAAAGCCAAAGACATAGTGGAACTTGAAAACGCCCCTAAAAAGGCAAAAAAACCAGCTTTAAAAGAAACTAAATCAGAGGCATAATGACACTTTTAACCATTGCACAATCAGTATTAAGAGAAACTAAAAATAGCAGCATTCCAACGAGTATTATTGGTAATACCCAAGATGTTGCTTATCAAATTCTTGAAGTACTGAAAGTGACAATGGTTGAACTTGCTCGTTCTTATGATTGGCAAGAGCTTCAGAGAGAAAAAACTTTTTCTTCAGTATCATCTACAGAAGGTTATGACTTACCAACTGATTTCGATAGATTTGTAAATAATACATTTTGGAATGAAGATGAAATGTGGCCAGTTAAAAGCCCAATGACTCCCGAAGAATGGAGAATATTAAAAAACTCATCTATCTCAGGCGGTGCGACAACTGAATATTTCAGAATTAGAAATGGACAAACTCTTATTTTTCCAATTCCATCCTCAGCCCAAGATTATATTTATGAATATATTACGAATAAAATTATAAATAGTTCTGGCGGCACAGGTCAAACAGAATGGCTTGCCGATACTGATGTTCCAGTAATTGATGAATATATTGTCCGTTTAGATGCTACTTGGAGATGGTTAGCTAAAAACGGTCGCCCTTATTCCGAAGAGCAAAGAATAGCTAATAATGCTATTGCAGAACGTGTTGGAACTAATGGAGCAAGACGAAAAGTAACTCATAATTATACTGATTATGATGTTAAGATTGGCTTTCCACAATTAATTGTAGCCCCTTAATGCCATTAAATATTACTAAAAATCCAAGGCTAGCAAATAACTTAAACCAAAATACAGATTATCTTGGTTTAAGTCAGGAGAGAAGCGGAACAGCATTAAGAACTAATATACCAGCTCCTACGGGAGGATTAAATACTAGAGACTCCGAAAGTACTATGGACGTTACTGATGCCGTAATAATGGAGAATTGGTTTCCTTCTCAAGGTTCAGTTTCTACTAGAAAAGGCTTTACAGAGTACGTGACTGGATTAGATGGTAATGTAGAGACTTTAATTGAATATAATGCAGGATCTACTAGGAAATTTTTATGCTGCAATAATGATGAGATAAATGATATTACAGATCCGAATAGTGTGACAAATCTTGCAACTGGCTTAACCAATGCAAGGTGGCAATGGGTTAATTTTAATGCCTATATTATAATGGTGAATGGCGCGGATACGCCTAAAACGTTTGATGGTTCTAGTTTAGCAGCAAGCACTATTTCTGGTAGTGGGTTGACCGTCACCCAATTAAATGGCATTAATGTTCATAAAAACCGTGTCTATGTTTGGGATTCTAACGCTCAAGATGTATGGTATGGAGCAACAAATGCTATTGGCGGAACATTTACCAAATTTCAATTATCAAGAGTAGCTCCTTTTGGGGGCAATCTTATTTCAATGATGACTTGGAATTTAGATGGTGGCAATGGAGTTGATGATTACGCTGTTTTCCTTATGTCTTCTGGCGATGTCCTTCTTTATCAAGGCTCTGATCCTTCAACTTGGTCATTACTTGGAACTTACAAGATAGGTCGCCCAATAGCAATAAGAGGAGCTAAAAAGGTTGCTGGTGATGTCGTTATTATCACAGATCAAGATTTTGTATTTTTTTCTGAAGTATTTAAAAATGATGGCGCAGTAACTCAAAGAGGGAAATTATCTGGCGCAGCAATTGATGCAGTTAATTCGTATTCTTCAAATTACGGTTGGGAAGTAGCTTTATACCCAAAAGGCGGTTGGTTATTATTTAATGTCCCCGTAGGAACGAATTCAACTTACCATCAATATGTAATTAATACAATTACAGGTGCAGCAACAAAATTTACAGGAATGAATGCCAGAACTTGGGGCAATTATAATAATAACCTATATTTTGGTGGCGATGGTGTAGTTTACAAAGCTGATGATGGTTATGATGACAATGGTGAATATATTGTTTGCGATGTTCAAGCGGCTTATTCAAATTTAGGTAGTCCACAAGAAAAAACGGTAAATTCTTTTAGAAATATCATAAAAGCTGACGGAACTGTTTCAATAAATACTCTAGTTAATTTTGACTACGGAAAAGAACAAACAAGTCAAAATGTAGAATCCAGCGTTGTAAGCGGTTCTTTTTGGGACGTAAGTTATTGGGACGTGGCTACGTGGAGTCCTGAAGGTTTAACAAGGAATAATTTAGTTATCTCGTCTGGTCAAGGTGTTGATGTCGGAATGCGACTCAAGACCAGTCTAAGCGGACAACAAATCAATTGGTATAGAACGGATTATTCCGTTACTGTAAGTAATATTTTATAGGGAATTAATATGAGTTTAAAAGGATTTGCAAAAACTTTAGTTGGTGCTGCCACAGGAGGACTTGTTGGGGGTAATTCGAGCTATAAAGAAAATTTAAAAAATTTTTATACTGGTAATTGGGATCCGAAAACAAAAACTTATTCAGCAAGTTACTGGAAAAAGCCAGATGATATAACAACTTCTGATTTATTTGCAAATTTATCACCAGAGCAGCAAAAAGACCTTCTTCTTAATAATCCAACAATTATCACCCCAGAGGGTGGTCAATCTTATGATCCATATACTAACACCATTACTCTAAATGAAAGTGACTTTACTAAAGCGGAACGCTTAAGACAAGAAAATTTAGCTCAACAATTAAGCTCTTCTCTTTCTGGTGATTTCTCTAATAATGGCGAAGCAATCCAGAACGCCACTTTTGAACGTGGAAAAGCCTTAATTGATCCAGTTGTGGCAAGGCAAAGAAGAGATTTAGCAACCCAATTAGCAGATCAAGGCTTGCCTGCTGGCTCTGAAGGATATAATGAGGCTATGAATCGTTTTGATGACTCTGTGGCCCGTCAATATACAGACTTAAGTCAAGCTGCTATTCAAACAAGTGAAGCAGTTAGAAGTCAAAGATTTAATGAGATAGCCTCTCTTCTTGGTCGTTCTCAAGTTGGAACTGGTGCCTCTTTTGCTCAAAATCAAGGTTCTAATTTTAGTGGATTAGATTTATTTGGAGCAGAGCAAGCTAGTATAGCATTTAATAGAAACGCTGGATTACAACAAAGTTTATTATCTCAACAATTAAAACAACAAAATAGGAATGCTAAATATCAAGCTTTAGGATCGTTAGGAGGCGCAGCAATAAGTGGCGGTGCTTTAGTCGCAGCATCAGATCGTAACTTAAAAGAAAATATAAAATTCATAGGAAAATCTCAAAAAGGCTTTGACATTTATGAATTTGAATATAAAAATAAAGAATTAGGTGAAGGAGTATACCAAGGTGTGATGGCTCAAGACTTGCTGGAAAGCAAACCAGAAGCCGTTTTATCA